TCATACTCACCTTCACTTGCATCAAATATTGTAAAATCAGTTCCAGTAACAGTAGTGGTTACAAAGTTTCCATTGTCTTTTCTATATTGAACTCTATACTGGCTAACACCTGGCACAGCTTCATAGTCAAGAATAATTTTTACTTTTGCTTTTTGATTTTCTACATAGAAGAATTGTTCCGCACTATCAATAGCAGGAGCATTTTTTATTTCATTTAATACAGTTACATTTCTTGTTGGCAAAGTAGAACCATCTTCAATAAATGCAAATTTTGCTGAGTTATAAGCCGTTCCAATAATCGCATAATTATCTTTATCCTCAGTTACGCTTACAACTCTCCATTGAGTAGTTTGCAAGGTTGTATTTTGTAAGATCCAAACACTATTTGCATTAGGAGCAGAAGAAAAGGCAGAAGATACTGTAATAACAGCACCAACAATCCCACTAACATTTTTAGTTTCTACTGATCCATCAGGTAAAACAACACTAAGCGTTGGATTGTTTGAAGCATCTAAATCTGTATCATCCGTATTATCTACAGTTACAGTTGTAGTTGTTGCTGATTTTATTCTTCCTCCTCTTCTTAATCCTGCCCTAACTGGATCGCTAACTTCGATAACTTGCCCTGGTCTGACAACTACACCTTCTGAAATGCCAGTAGTAAAATTGATTGTTTCAGTAGAATTTTGCTCTTCAAATAATAAAAATTTGCCCAATCTTCTTGCCTGACCTCTTGAACTACAACCAAACCCAGTAATTTTTTTATGTAATACACCATATTTATTTTTTGCTGCTACATCTTCTACAGTTTCAAAGTCTAATTCTTGATTTTCCATATCAAAATATGAAACCGAAACGACTGTTGCTCTTGTTTTAAGACTTGTACCAGAGTACCCAAATCCTGCTGATGTTACATTAGATAAATTAAACAAGTAACTTGGATCGGTTGGTCTATCTTGCGAGATTGTAAGAGATCCTGCGTTCCAATAACTGATTGATCTCATAACAGAAGTTAAACTATTTACAACTTCATAAGCATCTTGCCTTGCTTGTAAAATAGTATTGCAGCTAAATCTAGGTTCTTGTCCTCCTGCTCCGTCATCTACCAAGGTGGAACAATAAACAGAAGCACTATAAAAAGCATATTTATCAAGTTGAGCTTCAGTAATATGATCCCCTAGTCCATATCTGACATTTGTTAAAAGATCAAATAGTATCCAAGCTGGATCTGAGCACCAAACTTTAGTTGTGGTAAGCGTTCCATTAAAGTTTCCCGTATAAGTTATTCTTCCAGTTGTTGTATCTACAGTTCCGTTATGAGGTATTTTAATTTTTACCCCACGAACTTTATACATTCTTCTTGGGACAGATGAAAACTGTTCAGAATCGAATCTTAATGCTGCATGAGCAATGTCAGGATATGGTCTTTGTTCATCAATAATTTCAGTAAAAGACTGAAAGAAAAATTCATTTCTTAATTTTGTAGCGTCAGCAGCGTCAGCAGTAACTCTTTCAACACTTATTGTTATTGGAAAAACTAATCCAGTAGGTAAATCAATTCTATAATCTCTGTTATAAGCAGATGAACTTCTTCCTGTAACAGTGTCATCTATAGGTGTTGTAGTTGTTCCGTTATTTTGAATAATTTTTATTTTAAGATTTACAGATGTACCATTAACATCTCCATTATCTGCAAAACTTTGCAGTGAATTAAATCTTATAGTTGCTCTAATTGCATTAATACTAGAGTTTGTTATCTGTCTTGAAACTGGTGTTCCGTTTTCTACTTTTACTCCAACATTAGTCTCAGATTCGATATTAGAAATACCAGATATAAATGTTTGATTATTAGTACCAAATCTAGGTTCAAACTCTACATCTTGAAAATTAAAATCTGTGGGTTGAGTATTTGTTGGATCGGCACTAGCTCTTAAAACTGGAGTTTTTCCTAAAAATACATCTTTTAATGCTGCTGTATTGTAGTTAGCTGTGCCTTTTGTAAATGCTGCTGCTGATGGAAAGCCTTCTATTTCACCTTCGCTAAGAACATCAACAATAGTTGCAAATTGTTTACTCGATAGGGCATCAGAAGGTAGCGAGGAATCTACTACTACATCATCTTCAGAGCGATTAACAATTCCCATTTACGCTGTACCTTTTATCTGTACTGTATCAATTCCTGCTGATACTACTAGAGAACCAGCAAAAATTTCTCCATAAATCACGGGTATTGCTGTTCCTGCTCTTGATGTGTTTTGAACTCCACTAAAAGAAAAGTTCTGAGATTGTGGATCTTCGGAAACTCCTGGAGGTTGTGGAACAGGAGTAAGCATCTGTGCTGCTCCAGACAATGCTAAGTAAATACCTAAGTTTCCTGCTGCTGCTGCCAAACTAGAACCAAGAGTAATACTTCCTGCTGTTCCTGCTCCGAAACCTAAAGCTCCCCCTGCTCCAAATCCTCCTCCAGAGGCAGCAAACGTACCAAATCCACCTGTTGCTACTGTTAGTCCAATTAATGCAACTCCAGCTAATACTCTTGTAAAACCTCTTGAACCTGTTGCTACTGGTACTATTTTTATCTCTTGTTGACCTATCGGATTAAATAATTCTGTCTCATCAATCTCATCATTACCAACTTTGATACAGTAATTCTGCTCCATCATGTGCCGTTCCAAATGAGGAAAGTTTGCTAATAAAAATTTAAAAGCATGAAGTGGAGTTGATATTTCAGCTTCGAAACTACGCTCTCCAAGAAATCGAGCTAATCTTCCGTAAACTTTTATTTTACTGAGCATAGCGATACCTCTTCTTTGTCCATTCTATATACTTTTGGTCATAAGTTTCTCTGCAACTAAGTCTTTTCACACAATGATGAAGAATAGTTTGATCTCCTACATACAAAGCGACATGATCTAAACTACCTGTGCCTGTATCCATCAACACTACATCACCTTTCTCTAAATCTAATGTATCATCTAATTCTTTAAAACCAGTAAGAGGTAATCCATATTCAAATAAAGGTGATTTACTAAACTCTTCGGGACTTTTGGGGCGTTCCCAATGTTTTAGAGTAATATTTCTCTTTTCTTCATACCAATCGTGTATTAAATTCCAACAATCTTGAACACCCCATACCCATTGTCTACCAATTAATCCTTTTTTATAACCTGATGGTTCAAAGTAGTGCCATTCTTTTGTTTCTGGAGTGACAATATAAAAAGGTAAATCTAAGTATTCACAACTTGCAAGATCAGCTTGACTAGGAAATGGTGGTATCTGTGGATGACTATGAAAAACAGCGATAACTTCTCCAGCATCTTCAGCTTTTACCCAATCATCAGGATCAATAATAAATTGTTCACCTAAATCTTCTGCAAGATTTTTACAGGGAAAGTATTTTTCCTTTCCTTTATAGATAGCTAATAAACCACACGCTTCATGTGGTGCATCTTTTTCTGCGTGTCTAAGTGCAATATCCTGCCAAGTCATCCAACAAACGTGCCAATACCAGGAAAAATATCTCTAGTTGCTATTCTTTTTGGTAGTTTTACGTTTACCAAATCTAATGCTGATATTGCCTCCCATTGAACAACATCTCTATTTTCACTAATTTTTCTGTCTAAAAAGTATATTTCTTGAGGAAATTCTGCGGACGAATCAGGTGTTCCATAAGGATTAGTATTGCCAGTAAAATTTACTGCATCTAAATATCTAGCTAAAGTTCTAATTCTTGTTAATTTTGCACCATTTAAATCATTACCAACTGTTGTTTGGTTTACGTTTTGCATGATTGCAGTAAGCGTTCCAAAGATATTACTAACAGATATAGTTGGTCTTGGTAGAGTTCCTGTTCCTGTGAATTCAAATCCTTCACATTGAATAGGAAATCTTTGATACGCATTACCAGCCCAGACTATTTCTCCATTTGCATTCATATTAGAACCATTATGAAATCTATAAATTGTTGTAGATCCATGTAAATTTGCAACAAGCTCCAAAGTGAACAGTTCAATAATTGCTCCAGGATTTATCTCTTGTAAAGCTGATACTGGTACTGTCATTAGGGTTCAAATACCTGTTCAAAACTAGCAGTTATTCTACTTCTATCAGATTCAAACATTTCTCTACTAAAACTTCTGCAAATCCATTTATAAGAAGTTGCTTCATCAGGTGGCGACCAATCAAAAGAAGTGCCATTTTTTGCTTCGTTTTCTAAAAATGTTTCTATCGTATCTGCATCACTGTCTTTTACATTAAAAGTCAATGCCCAAACTTTAGGATCTTGATTTAAACCAAAAGTTGTACGTTGCTGATAACCGTCACCAAATTGTGTAATTCTAAGATTGGGCTGACTACGTTTTGTAGCAGAATATTGTGGATCAAAGTCAGGAAAAGTAGCCATCAGCGTAAACTAGAAAGTAGTCCTCCAGGTCTTTGTTGTTTTAATAACTCTCCTTTTACTGCAACAGATACAAGAGTTCCAAGTTCTTTTGCTTGAGCTTCATTACCTTGAACATCTGTTCCAGATGCGTCTACATTAACAACAACACTTGTACTACCGCCACCTCCAAGTTTATTATTTGGCACAATAGTTCCAGAAGATCTTGGTACGAATAACTCTGGCCCTTTTTCTCCTACGATTGAAGGTTTTCCTACTGGTGGCCTACCTCCATTAGCAAATAAACCGATAGCACCTAATAATCCTCCACCTGGTGTACCGCTAGAACCCAATATTGAACCAAATAATGCTTGGTTAAGTGCTACATCTAGGAATCTATCAGCAACATTATTAATTAAATCTCCAAGAGTAGATGTTCCTTTTATTAGTCCTTTAATACCTTCTTTAATATCGTTATTTATTGATGTACTTAGAGAGTCAAAAGCGTCTTGTATGTCTTTAGCAATTTCGGCTTGCTCTTTTAAAGCTCTATTTTGCTTGACTGTATTTGCTATTCGGTTTTGTTGGCCCACTTCTAAATCAGCAAACACTAAACCCATTTCTTCAGCTTTATCTTTTATTGCTTGTTGAACTAAAAACTCTTCTTCTTTACCAGCAATAATAGCTTGGCTTAGTTTGTTTTCTTTGTCTAAGTCTGCTAGACCAGCCGTAATTAATTTATTCGTTTTTGCTCTCAGCTTATCTTTATCTTTTTCTAAGATTAGAGTTTTTGCTATTTCTAGTCTTTCTGCTTTGGCAGCCCTTAAA